GTGGTAAACTATTGGGAGCAGGAGGAGGAGGAGGGTTTCTACTTTTCTACGGCGGAGACCAAAATAAAATAATCAAGAGTATGCCTTTGAGAAACGTTCCGTTCTCTTTTGAGAACGAAGGGAGTGTAATAATTTATGAAGATTAATAGAGTGGCGATTGATTTTGACGGTGTCTTAATAGACGGAGAAGGTATCCCTCGCAAGCACGAGGTTGGGCTAGGTTACCCCCACAGAGATGCGGTAGAGGCAGTTAGGTTTTTACAGGAAAAGGGTTATGAATGTTATGTTTTAACAGCGAGAGGAAAACACGAATGGGAAGGAATAAAAGAATGGTTGAAGAAATACAATTTCCCAGAAATGGAAGTTACTAATCGAAAGATGAACGCTGTAATGTATATCGACGACCGAGCCGTCCGTTTCACAAATTGGCGGGATATTTGCAAACTTTTCGGGTAAGGAGGTGATAGAGGTGGAAATTGAAGCACTTAAAATTGAGGTTACTACGGAAGTTCAAAAACGGGCAGAGGAACTTGCAAAGGACGAAATCAGAAATCTTACGCTTGCCAAGAAGCGAGCTGAAAACTTGGTCAAGACCGCACAAGCAGAAATCGTCGAGTTGGACAAAGAGATTGCTGAAGTTAAGATTGAAGATTTTACTGAAGACGCTCTCTCAAGTATAGACCGCAAATGGATATTTGAGAGAGGTTTAGGATTTGCTGGTCATCCAGAAATGTTTTTTAGGGCTCTTAATGGCTAAGACAACTCAGAAAGAACACAAAGAACGACTTAAAAGAGTAGAGAACCTTTTAGCTTACGAGAGAGTTCTTCGTAGAAAGCGTGGCTTAAAAGACCTCTACTTTTTTAATCGGGAAATCCTCGAACACGAACACCCCGACCGACAGGCGAACATCGTCCCCCACGTTCACGGGGAGTGGTGGGATTGGTATAAGAATTCCAAGAAAAGATTGAAGTTAATTTTAGTTCCTAGAGGCACTTTGAAGTCTACTTTTTTTACAGTAGGAGGTTCTCTCCAATCAATTGCCCAAAACAAACAAACTAGAATTTTAATAGCAAATGCTACTTTAGGAAACGCCCAGAAATTCTTAGGAGAAGTTAAAAATAATCTTGAGGAGAACGACGCTTTTAGGGAACTCTACGGAGACCTGACTAATAAAGGAGGTAAGTGGACAGAGACCGAAATCGCTATCAAAGGAAGAGGCAGGGGTGTTAGAGAGCCGACAGTATCAGCAGTTGGTGTAGGTGGTAACCTCGTCAGCCAACACTACAATCTTATCTTTTGGGACGACCTAGTTAATGAAAACAATGTTTACACGAGAGACCAAGCGTTAAAAGTAATCGAGTGGTGGAGGCGTAGTCTTTCCTTACTTGACCCTGATGGTTCGGGATTGTTAGTCGGGACGAGATGGTCTCACTTCGAACTCTATCAACATATCATTGACGAACTTCAAGAAGATGTAGATATTTATGTCAAGGGGGCATATAAGGAAGACGGCTCACCCTACTATCCAGAAATGCTTTCTCATAAAAAACTAGCACAACTCAGAAGGTTGGAAGGAAGTTACACTTTTAGCTCGTTCTATTTGAACAACCCCGTAGACTCGGAGAATGTTCTAATCAAACAATCAGAGGTTCACTACTATGGAGGAGAGTGTCAATGTGGACTAACACACAACTTACCTCAAAGGGGAGAACTCTCAGTTTTTGTTTCTTGCGACCCTGCCTTTTCTCAAAGACAGCGAGCAGACTTCTCGGCAATCGTTACCGTAGGTGTTGACCAAGAGAATAGCTGGTGGGTCCTTGAAAGCGTTCATGGAAGGTGGAGAGTAGATGAACTAATCGCAAGGTTGTTTGACACTTATAAAAGATGGACACCAGACTCTATGTCTTTAGAAGTTATCGGAACGGCTCAGAGTCTTTTACAAGCAGTCCACAACGAGTCCAGCAAAACTGGTATTTTTATGCCGTTAAGAGAGATTAAGTCCAAAGGGGAAACTGATAAAAAAGGCAGATTACAGGCAATCCTCCAACCCCGTTTCCAGCAAGGTAAGGTCTTTGTTAAATCCGACCAAGTAGAACTAATAGACGAACTAACCCGATACCCGAACAGCAAACACGATGATGTTATAGACGCTTTAGCGGACATCTCCGAGGTTTGTTTCCCACCTAATAGAACAATAGAGACAGAAGAGAAAATACCTGTTACAATGGAGGAGAAGATACAAGCCCAGCATAAGAGGAGAGAAGACGAGTTGTATTTTGACGAGGTTCTTGGTAGTTTTTATTAAGGGTGGTGATGAGTTATGTTTAAAGTGATAATTTTACAAAGCGAGTGGCTGACTAACATATTGCTTAAACTTGGGTGGAAATTACAGCAGGTTGATAAAGAGGATACACCCATATATGTTTTAGAGAGGTAGGTGATTTGAATGATTTTGAAAGTTGAAATTAAAGAACTACTTATAAAGTTTGTTAGGGAACAAGAGAACTATCCCTCGAATTGGGAACAATCAGAGTGGTTAGAAAAATTTGCTGATTGGTTAGATGAATTAGATATTGAAAAGGTAATTGGAAAGTGATAGGATAAACAAAATGGAAACCGCAACTCTAATATCTCTCATTTTCAATTTTCTTTTAGTTTTTATTCTGTTATACTTCGATTGGTCTAGGAGAAGCGATGGAAAAAACAAAGATGAAATCATCAAGGATTTGTCTCTTAAGCTCATCTCACGCACTACATCCGAATATGTCCAAGCCAGTGGGAAACAAGTTGAGAATACTCCAGAGGTTGAAAGCCCTTATGTTGATTTGGAGGAAATCGACCCCGAGAAGCTGGCAGGAGCCTCACTATGATAAAATTTGGAGATAAAGAGTGGAAGAACCTAGACGATTTAGAAAAGATTTCTTATTGTAAGGATAACTTCGTTGACCCCGCTAAGTCTGAAAGACAATCAACTGAAGCCAAGTGGTATGTAAGCAAGTCATTCCTTGACGGTAAGCACTACGCCTCTTATAACACCGTAACCAACACCATTGAAACCCCACCACGAAACAAACGCTCTATTAGATTAGTAATCAACAAAACTCGTTGGGCTATGCGCTCGGTTCAGAACTTCACTACTCGTTACCAGCCGAAGTTTGAATGCGTCCCAGGAGATTTAGATGACGAAACAATTAAAAACGCCAGACGCTCTGGTAAACTTTTAGACTACCTCCACACTCAATTACATTTAAGAATGAAGATTAGGGTCTTAGTTGGAAACGGTCTTAGCACCTCGGTAGGATTTTGGGAACTCGGCTGGGACGACACCGCAATGGGTGGAATGGGACAAGTAACAGTAGACAATCACGACCCCTTTGACATCTTTCTACCTCTGACAACCTACATTGAAGGACCAATTATTCACGCCCCTTTTATTGGAAAAGTAATTTCTAAAAACGTTGCCGAAATACACGCCGACGAACGCTACCCTAAGAAAGAAAGAGAAGCCGTTGTTCCAGATGAGGAGCTCGCCCTCTCCACAATGAAGTCCAAGATTTTAAGAAGGGAAGGACAAAAGGGAACAAGAAAAGAAGGACAACAAACTGCTTTGCTTTATGAGATTTGGCTCTACGACCCAGAAGGAAACGATAAGGATGGGAATATTAAAATCGTAACTTTTGCTGGAGATAAACTTCTAAGAGATGAGGATTTAGAACTAACAGAATATCCAATTTACATTTTCCAACCAGAACCAAGTAGTCGGCTATATAATCCTTCTTGGGTTCAAGACCTAGTCCCGATTAACAAAGCTATTGACCGTCTCCAATCACAGATTTTGGAATACAATAACGAGATGTTAAGAGGGAGGTTTATGGGACCGAAGGGCCACGGAATTAATGTCGCTTCTATTGGTAGAGGGGTAGGAGCAGGACCAGAAATGTGGGAATATAATTCAGGATTTCCAATAGAACAAGTTCCAATGCATCCTCTTCCTTTAACAGTTCACAGACAAAACGACGACTTGAACAGAGCCCACGAAGACGGTAGTGGAAGCCACGAAGCGTCAATGGGTGTCAACCCTTCAGGTGGAAGGTCTGGTAAGGCACTTGAAGCACTACAAGCGGCTGACTCGAATAACCTTTCTGGTATTAGAGAGAGTTTAGAAGATTTCTTATCGGTAGTCGGTTCGAGAATTTTGGATATCGTAGCTGATAAGTATGTTGCCTCAAGAGTGGTTAAACTAACAGACCCAGAAGAAGGCGGTCAGGGCTTTATGAAAGTTGCAGGGGAAGCCGCAGGCGAAGCACCAGAAGGAACAACGATAGTCAACAAGGATAACGAAGTTATCGTAAAGATCGGTTCTAACTTAGGGTATACTAGAGAAGCCCAGAGGGAAACTTTACTAGAATTAAAGAGTGCGGGAATTGTTCCAGCCGATGAAGTTCTTCGTCAGTTTGAGTTCCCTAACATTGAAGAGATGTCTAGGAAGGCTAAAGAGGAACGATTAGAAGAGGCAGAGATGCAAGCAGATATTGCGGGTCGTAGAGGCGAAGGGGGAGCCCCAGGAGCCCCTGGAGCTCAAGGTGGTATGCCAGCCCCTGATGTAGTTTTAGCCGACCAAGAGAACGCTAGAATGATGCAGGGAGAACAACTACCCCCGACACCAAATGCTTCGGAAGAACACTCGCAGGCACATGTTAATTTTATGAGAAGCCCAGACGCAAGAGGTCAAGGACTACAAGTAATAGAACAACACGTAAGAGGAGAATTAGAAGGTATCCAGTAGAAAGGTGGTGAATAATTATGAGTTCGAAAATTGATTCTTTAAGAGCGACACCGAGAGGTCCAAACCTTATTCCTGTTCCAGATAGTGATTGGTCATTTGTTATAAAAAAGACCATTACTTTCGATGGTGGAACTACCAATGCTATTGGTGATTTCAACGGAACTGGTGACCCGTTTGACATATTTAATGTTACGGGTGAGGTTTTGGTAAGAGTGTTAGCGGTTTGTACATATTCTCTAACAGGTGCAAGTGCTACCTTAGAGGTAGGAACTGACTTAGATACTGCTCAGATTATTGCACTTACAACAGGAACAGATATTGATGCTGGAGATTTGTGGCACGATGCCTCTCCTGATAGTGATGTTGAACTAAGTTCAGCGTTGCCTGAGTATATTATCGCTAACGGAGCTAATATTGTTGGTAATGTTAAAACAGCCAATATAACTGCAGGTGTAATCGACTTTTACTGTTTCTGGTATCCACTAAGCGAAGATGGCAAGGTAAGAACTGCTGTAGAAACTAGTCCTTCACCAAGTTTAAGTCCTAGTATCTCACCAAGTATTTCACCTAGCTTGTCACCGAGTCTGTCTCCAAGTTTGAGCCCGAGTCTGTCTCCGAGTTTGAGTCCTAGCTTATCTCCGAGCTTAAGCCCCTCACTCTCGCCAAGTTTGAGCCCAAGTTTGTCGCCTAGCGTATCGCCAAGTGTCAGCTTGAGTCCTAGCTTGAGC